CTCAGCAGTCCCGCATTGACACCGACCGCGTTCACCGTCGGAGCCGGGCTCACCATGGGTGCCGCAATCGATCTGGCCGAGACGCTGCGGGCCGTCAGGTCGCCAGGCGAGCCGATCACCGGCGCCTGATAGCTCAAGAGCGATCCCGTCGCATCCTGTGCGCGACTGATGGCGTTCAGCGCAGTGGGATTATTTGCCGCCGAAAAAAGGGCATTGAACCCCGCCATTTGATTGTCGTTGAACCCTGCCACCCGCTCGCCGGTATAAGGCTGAAAAGGTTGGTCGGCGACCTGGCTCGCCATGTTGTAGTTCTGCTGGTACAGCGCCATCAATTTTGGATCGACGGTATTGCTGGTTTCGGTATGCGAGCTTCCACCCATTATTCCACATCCTTTGTCATGACAGTCCACAAATGCCGGTATCCCAGCGCCGCGCCAACCGGTGCCCATCCCGGCTTGACGCCGAAGGCGATGATCCTTTTGCACTCGCTGGCGCGCGCCCAGCGCTGCAACGCCGGCTCCAGCTCACGGCCAAGCTCTCTCAGCGCTTTACCCCTGGTCCCGCCACCGGCAAAAATGTTCAACGCCTTGCAGTTCGGATAAAGCACGAATTCGGTCACGGCAGCGCAATGCCGCCCCGGCCAGAAATGCATCCGGCCTTGCGCGATGGCCTGCTCGACATCCGCGATTCCATACAGGCCTGTGGGCTCGACCGCCGCTCGGATCCATTCCCGGCAGCGGCCCCACTCCTGCTGCGCAAGTGTCATGTGATGACCAGCGTGCCGCCGGTCACGGACAGTGTCCTGATTGTCCCGCTGACACTGTCGCGCACCAGGATTTTGTCGAATACCATCCCCGCTTTCAGGTTGCGCCTGTCTTCGCGCTCCAGGATGCCGCGCAGCTGCGCTTGGTCGCTATAGTCATACGCGCTCGGCGCCTTGGGCAGTTGCATTAGCCTCTCCCCTCGCCTGCAATCACGTCCAGTTTTGCCACCCCGAAACGCCAATTGGCCGCGGCCGCGCCCGTTACCGTCATCTCAAGCTGTCCGCCGCTGAACCGCAGGTCGGTTTTCGCCGACAGGGCATAAGGCCCGAAGCTTATGCCCGCATCATCGGCGTTGCGCCGGACGGTGAAGGATGCAGTGACATCGCCCACCGTCGCGTCGTCGGGATAAAGCCCCAACACATGCATGATGGTGTCGCCACTGCCCAATTCCACGGGTCCGGTGGTGACAAAGGGAACCCCGCCGCCATAATCCCAGCCCAGCTCGTGATCGTAGATCAGCCCGCCCGCCGACATCAGGACCGGATATTGAAACACGCCCTTGTCGACGCCGCAGCTCCGCGCCGCCCGCCCGATATTCCAGTGGTTATCCTTATATTGCCACACCACGCAGCGGTCGATTTCCGTGGATGACGACGAGCAATAACGCCATTCGATCTCAAAATTGGCGGCGTTGGCGATAGCGACCACCTTGGATATCTGCAGCGGATTGATATCCTGGCGGATATAGTCGAGCACATCGCAAGCCAGCGGCACCACGCCGCCGCCATTCCACAGCCAGAAATTCAGGCCGGGGCTCATCCAAGCCGCTTCGCCCGTCCCGAACGAGGCTACCGCCTGGCGGGAGATCGCGCCGCAATTGTCACCCGCCTTGTCGAAGCCATAGACCAGTGTGCCGCCGATATACTGTGCGGCATGAACATCCAGGTCAGTGAACAACAGGGTCAGTCCCTTGACCCGGCAGCCGCACATCAGCCGTCCTGCAGTCTGAAGCGGAAAACTGCCGGCTTGGTTTGTGGATGACGGCGCCCACAACGTGTTGTTCTCCTGGTCGCACCAGCCCACGGTCCGTGGATCGGAGGTGCCCAACGCAAACACAAACCGCTCGGCGGTGGTGACCAAGGCCGCGCAATTTGGCGCATTCGCCACCTGCGCCGCCTTGACGCCGGTGTTCAACTGCCACTGATAGAGCTTGCGGTCGTCCGGGCTCACCCCCAGCAGATATTCGCCCCAGCTGTCCAAGGTCCATTGGGTGGCATCCAGCACCAGTGAGGTATCGGGACGTGGCGTGCCATAGCTCGTTGCGCCATAAAGCCCGGTCCCATAACCGCCCGCAGCGATCGCGTCCGCGCGGCCCGCGGTGAATCCCACCGGCGTAATGTCCGACAGCGTGCCCGCCCGGTCGCATACAAACAGTCTGCTATGCGTGCCGATGCCAAGCCAGGTCTTGGTGTCGTTCGCCTTCCAAGCCAGGGCGGCGCGCGGCGCGCCGGTCAATATGCCGGTCCCCTTGCGGCGCCAGCCATTGACGGGTCCGATGGCGCTGCCATACCAGCGCACACCCCAGGCATCGTAATACCGCCCTTTGCTTTGAAGCCGCGTGCCGTTCCGGTAGAGACCAGGCGGCTGTGCCAGCGGTAACCGGGCCATCAGCGGGCCTCGAGCGCGGCGATGCGGGCATTCGCTTCCTTGATCGCGGCGACCAGCAAAGGGATGACGTCTGTATAGGACAAAATGAGTTTGCCGCCGCTTGGATCGCTTTCATCCCGCGCCTCAAAGGTCGTGACCGCTTCGGGAAGCACAGCCTGCACGTCTTGCGCGATCAGGAATACGCGTCTTTCGTTTGCCGCATCCGAAAGGTAACGGCCGGTTACCGCCCGCAGGCTATCGACCTTGGTTCCCGCACAAGCGATGGGCGTGAGATCCGTTTTCAGGCGCTCATCCGAGAGCGACGCCCAGGATGTGGCACCGTTGTTGAGGATAACACCATTGGAGACGCACACCATGCGAATGCCGTTGCCGTCGGTGGTTGAGATGCTGCCATTGTAATTGATCGTCCCGGTGGTTCCCAAGCCGGTCAAGACGATCTTTGCGCCACTGCCGGCATCGGCATTCAACGACGCCCCCGGCAGGGAAATGCCGGAGCTTGAGATCGTCGTCATCTGGGTGTTGCCCACATAAAAATGATGAGCATCCTGCTCCGTCCAATAGGTGATGCCATTCGGTCCGGTGGCATGAATTTGCCCGCCGCCCGCCCTATTTTGCAGTCCTATCGGGTAATTTTGTCCGAACAGCTGAAAAGAGAATGCGTCCCTGCCATTGATGAGCTGAAATGCGTTGTAGACACCGGTGCCGAGATTTGGGTTTGTGAAGGACACCAGCGGGCCGCCGTTGGTATCGACGGTCCAATTGCGCGTAGTGGGATTGAAAACCACCGGACTGTAGGATACTTCGCGCCAATTGCCCGACGCATCGGATCTATAAACCGCGCTATCGCCCGCATTTGTCGAATGGTTCGCGCTCCCCAACAGGACGAGGCTGGTCGCGTTGTGCGTCAGGGTCAGCGCACCCGCAAAGCGCACGAAGCGGATGCAGTTCGGTACCGTGCCGAAGCTTGTGATGGTGGTCGTGCCGGTGATCACCACGGCCGTCGAGGGCGCCGAGCCGATATCGCAGGTCGCCGCGGAGGCAAGTGTCGCCTCCGCTTGCGCCATCAGCTTGCCGGCAAAAGCGTCCAGCAGGTCCAGGTCCGCATTCAGTTCCGCGCCCCAGGTGTCGCTATCGCCGCCCACACTGGGTTTGGTCATGCCAAGATTTGTCGTCGTCATTTCGCGCCTATTGAGGTTTATGGTTTGTCGAATCGATGCCCGTCACGCGTCCGTGCTAATGTCGTAGCCGGCCCGCATTCCTCCTCCGGTCAACCGCGACAGCTCGCTGCGCAGCCGCGATTGCTCGCCCGGCAGGGGATCGGCATTGCAGATATCGTCCAGCGCGGAAGAAAACAGCGTCCCCCAAGTCGCGATCCGCGCATCGTCTTTCAGGTACGGCGCCGATTGCGTCAGCGCGCCGTAAAGATAGGCGTCGGGATAGTCCGTCAGGATCCAGTTGCCGGAATTGGCCGCGCTCAGGCTCGGCATCCGTGCGACATAAGTCAGCTCGCCCGCATAATCCTGGTCGGCCGGTGGATGGAGCTGCAAGTCTCCACCCACAATCGCATACCAGCGCGGCGCGCCCTTGCCCCTTCCCGCCTGTTTCTGCTGCTGCAGGTTCGCCTCCTCCAGATAATCCAGTACGATCTCGGGATCACCCTGCAGCAGCAGCTCCAGCGGCCCATGGAAATCGGCGGGCACCGCCAAATACTCCGTACCCTGATCGATCTCCATTTCCAGCCGCTGGATGAGCCGCCGGGGGATCGGCAGGCCCTGCCGCACCCGGCCCGCAAACCGCCGCGTCATCTGCGCTTCCGCCAGCCGGATGAAATCCGGAATGGCCGCGGCCAGGTCGGTGCGGTTGAGAAAATCGGCAATAGTGAGCTTCAGCCCGTCATAGCTGCCATCCAGCGCCATGCGTTCTCCATCAAGCTATGAGTTTTCGAATGCTTCAGAAAGGCAGCGGCGCCGGTGCCACCACCAGCGCCGCCCACTTCACCTATAGCGCCTCAGTTGTTCGCCAACCGGCATGCCAGCTGCGGCCGCACCGTCTTATAGCCATAGAGAACATCGATACGGCAGGGGAATTTGTCGTTGACGATGTCATACTGGCGCACGATGCGCATCGAAATGCCGTCGACCACTTCCCGCGCTGCGAAATCCACGCCGCGCGGCAGCACCAGGTCGGCGGTGGCAAAGGCAAAGGCATTCTGGTGATAGGCCAGCGACAGGCCATGCGCCGTTGAAGCAGTGCCTGCCACGGTAATCGTCGCATTGTCCGCCGACGCGCCGCTGACATTCTGCATCGGCCCGGATGTGACAATGGCCGGACTGATGGCCACCGTCATATTGCCCGAACCGTCGGCGATGCCATCCGCCGTCGCCACGAACTGCTGCAATAGGCCGGTCGACACTTTGGTCTCCGGATGAACCCGGAACACGCCCGCAACGGTGAAGATATCGCCTTTCTTCAAGCCCACGGTACTAGCGGTCCAACCATCCGTGATCAGGTTGGCCCCGCTCTGCGCCGCGCCATTGACCAGCGGCGTACCCGCCTTGCTGCCCACCAGGTGCGACGGCCACAACGTGTTCTCCATGAAGTCGAAACCGGCGGTGCGGCCCATAAAGCCCTCGCGATACTGCTTGGCGATATGGGTGGAATCCTGGAACAAGCCCTTCAACGCATCCACCATGTCGACATTGTCCTGGGTGTTGAGGTTGCATGTGCGCTCATCCAGCGGCGCCAGATTGTCGACCAGGATCTTGCGGGCATTCAGCACCTTGTTGAAGGTGACGGGGGCGCCGATATTGTTCACCTGGTTGTAGACCTCATTGACCATGGTCATGGCGTCGGCCTCGATGGTGGCAGCCAAGGCCGACATGGCCGGCTCCAGCACCCGGTTGGCGAAATCGTCCAGGCTCAGGGTCAACTCGTTGGACGAGAAATTCACGTCCACGCCCTTCTGGGTTCCCACCTGCAGGTTCACCGTGCTTTCGCTGGTGTCCTGCGCGCTCAACGTCGCGCCGCTGCGCACGGTATACTGGTTGGGCAAGCGGATCTTCAGCGTGTCTCCGATCTTGGCGCCATCCTTGGCAAAACTGTCGTCATAGCCGCGATTGATCGAGCCGACAAAGTTCAGCTTTTGGTGCAGGATCATCAGCGCCTTGCGCGTGACCTGCGTGGGGGTAAGCAATGTATTGGCCATTTTGGTCCTTTCAGAATTGGTTGGTTAGCGTCTGCGCATCCGCTCGCGCTCGCGCTTGACCCATTCCTCGGCGCCTAGCGCGTCGCCGCTCGGGTCGGTGGTGCGGCGCGACGCCGTCCCTCCTCCCCCACCGACGCGCGTCACCGGACGGGCCGCCTGCGCGGCATCGAACGCTTGCTGGGTCTGCTTCCTGGTCTCGGTTTCGTCGAACTGGTGCGCCTTATGCAAAAGCTTCAGGAAGTGCGGGTTCTGGAGTGCCGCCTGGCTCATCTCCGTGGGAGACAGGCCTTGGGCGGTGCCATACTGCGTCAGCTTTCC